AATAATTCTAATCTTTTTGAAGCATTTATTCATGGTGGGCTTGAGTTTAGTAGTGGAGATATAACAAATGTCTGGAGTCAATCTTATGAGTCGTCATCATACATTGATTGGCTTAGAGGAAATCCAATCAGCATACCAATTAATACTCAACACATTTTTGTAAATCAAAACGGTATTTTATGTAGTTTAGATTGTAATCATTCTTTTGAGCATTCATACGGCTATTACTCTGGCACGTGGAAACAGTGGTGGATAAACAGGCTGATGACAAATTTTTATATAGGTTCTATTTCGTCATATAAAGATAATGAAACTGAAGGAAATATATTATTAGATGCAAGATTGATATCGGATTCTAGTGCACAACATTCCACTGGCATTTTAGGAGGTTTTGTTTCGACAACAACAAATTCCCCCACACCATCTCTTTATTATTTTTCATCCCTTAAATCTAGAAACAATGTGACAATATCTCCACAGGTTGGCAGATATGTAGATTCTTATGGAATTACCTTATTTAATCCACAAAGAGCATCAGATAACACATCGTTTAAAGGCATTTTTTATAATCCAGCCATTGTTTTTAACACATACACGAATAAAGCATCTTTAATAAAACCACTTATTTTTGTGTTTCACTCTATTGCAGGGTATAATTATTGGTTTCCAATAGGAGAATTACCATATTATGCGACTGTTTGTTATCCTTATTATCTGGCTGGAGAAGAAGTCACTTATGGTAATAGAACTTTCATTTTTATTCCAATTTTTTACTACACTGATGATTATGGTATAGCAGTGGAGATATTTAAAGAATGAGCTATTTAATTGCAGACACAATTTTACGATTTGGCAGCAGAGCTGATTGGAAAGAAGCCAGTTTTTCTGACTATACGACACAAAGAGGAAATCCGATAGAACTACCAAATACTTTACGTGGAAGTTATATAGATTATATCATCCAGCTTGGTCTTGACCCAATTACAAGCGGGATACATTTATATAGTTATTTTGATATTATTTATAATCAAATCTGGCTTGCCTTCAAAAGGCTCGATGTGGGACTTATTACAAACGATAAATATTTTAACTTTTACATTTGGAACGCTTATCTTACTAACAGGAATTTGACAGAAATACTACGCCAAAATCTTGACGGTGTTTATTTAACAAGTGACATAACAGGTTTGTTTAAACCAACACAAGAAAAACAAACACAAATAAAAGTAACAATGGAAGGCTCGCCAGTTATAAATGGCGATTTTGTATTTAAATTTGATATTGAAGATCATACGCTTAATATAACTGGATTAAGAGTTGTGCCAATGCCTTTGACACAATTTATAAGTGATAATTTTGTTTTTAAACTAAGCTATTCTTTTGCAACAGCAATAAATATGTTTTTGAAAGAGCAAAGAAGGCTTTTAGTTGATAAACCTTTAAGGAGTTTAAATGGAACGGTAATTTTGGAACAGCTCGGAGCATCAAACATAATAAATCTACTTGATAAATTTGGTGGCAGGCTTTGTGCATGTTCTATTCCATTCGAAAAGCTTACAGCAGTTGCAAGCAATTTGCAAGGGTTAAAAAATATCTATGTTAACGAAACACTAACGCAATATACTGAAATAGATAGTTGTAGTCTTTTGTTAATTTATTTTAAAAACACAGGCAAAGCCTCTTGTTATGAAATTGAAAGTATTAACAAAGCAAATAAATTAGTAGTTTTAAAGACCCCTGTAATTGAAAACAGTCCAAGAGCTGATATAGAGTTATATCCAGCAGTATTTTCTATTATTGAAAATGCAACTGAAAATGTAAAAATTGGGAAATATGCTTTAGCAGATGTATCTATACAGGAGGTTTATAACTAATGCCAAACTACATATCGGGGCTTGGTGGCGAATCTACAATTTTTCTTACTCCTCCGTTATTAGATAATTATAAAGTAGAATTTGTTCCTACTGGAACTTTCGTTAGCTTTCCGTCAACAAAAGTAGCTGGCTATACATATCCAATTGTAAGTTGTAGAAAAGTATCTGCAAGTTTTATGTTTACAAATAGACAGGAGTTTAAAGATTTCAGAGATTTTTATACTAACAGGAAAGGGCAGTTGTATAGATTTTGGCTTCCATGTTGGAAAACAGAATTTGAATTAAGTAGAGCTGTTCAGTTAAACGATTCTGCTATTTTTATTAAGAATGTTGACTTAACATCAAAAGATAATACTTATTTGAGAATTTTTATGACGACAAAAGTAGGGGACATTATAATTAGAAGAGCAACAGAAGTTTCTTATATCAGTGCAACAGAGGAAAGAATTGTTCTTGATTCGCCAATGCCAGTAGCTTTACAGCCAAGTGATGTTGTATTGTTTAGCAGACTTCTTATTGTAAGATTTAATTCTGATTTAGAGGTTAAAATCATGAAAGCAGACAACACCGAATTTATTGGCACAACAGATATTTCATTTATAGAACTACCACACGAATATGCGGAGGTGGGAATATGACATATCAACAAGAAATAGCTAAAACACAACTACTTCCGTTTGCAGAGTTATATGATTTTGTTTTTCCTGAATATAGGCTCTATCTAACAAGTTATCCAGAGCAGATTGTTTATGATGGTAATACTTATATTCCCGCTGTAATGATGAGGAATGAATTTCAGGCAGAAAAAGGAGCAAAAAAGGAGCTTATCGTTACTTTTGCAACAAGAGAGGAAGTATCTTTAAGTTTTCTTTTGGTGAATGTTCCAAGAATTAGGTTTATTTTAAGGAGATATTTTATATCTGCACAAAAAATTAGAACTATTTTTGTAGGAGAGGGAGAGGCAGTTGGAGTAGAAGGAAGAACAGTTACCTTCAGAGCCGTTGATATTCTTGCATTAAACAAATGTATTATTCCACCAACAGTCTATTCATCTTATTGCAACAACACACTTTTTGACAATAGATGCGGAGTATGGTCTTCAAATCACAGATTTTTAGTAACAGTAACAGCATCCTCTGATGGATTAATTTTATACGGTTCGGCTTTTGGAACCCAACCAACCGACTACTTTACATATGGATACATTGAGTATAAAAATAATTATAGAATGATTACAAAACATGACAGACCGAATGGGCGTGTTTATTTACACATGAGTTTTGATGAAAATGTAAATAATAAAACGGTTATTGCCTATGCTGGATGTGATAAAACCCCTCAAACTTGTATAGATAAGTTTAGCAATTTACCAAATTTCAGAGGATTTCCATACATACCTTTAAAAAATCCTGTTATTTGGGGATTTCAATGAGATGGTTATTTTTAAACGATGAGATATGGAACAAAGTTAAAGAAGAACTTCTTTCTTGGCTTAACACTCCATACAAACACATGTGTGGAGTAAAAAGTAGAGGAGTTGATTGTAATCAGTTTGTAGCAGTTGCACTTACAAATGCTGGAGTAATGGATGGTTTTGAATATGATTATTATTCCACTGATTGGTTTTTACATTTAGACAATGAATTAATTCTTGATTATGTTAGAAGAAATAAAATATTTCTTAAAGAAAATATTGATTTGGTAGAACTTCCCCCGACAGAAGAAGTTATGCGTGGAGATTATTTGGGATTTTCTTATAATTCACCAAAAGGGCTTGTTAATCATGTTGGAGTTATGCTTGATGATAATACATTTATTCATTCATGTATAGGTAGAGGAGTTTGTTTAAGTGAATTCAACGATTTTTGGAAAAGACATTTGAAAATAATCATCAGAGCTATTGAGGTAGTATAATGGCATTTCCAGTGTTAATAGGAGCATTAATTACTGGTGCAATGACTTGGATGTTTACAGGTAGCCTTATTCTTGGGTTGATAATGGTGGGACTTACACTCATTGCTTCATTGTTTGCACCTAAACCAAAAATGAATATGAAACCAGCCTCATTAGCTGATTTCCAAGTTACACAAGCCAATGAGGGGCAACCTGTTCCTATTGTTTATGGAACAGTTCATATCCCTGGGAATATAATTTTTTATGGGAATTTGGTTGTAGAGGAAATAAAACAAAAACAGAAAGGTGGAAAAGGTGGTGGAAGCAGAAGCGTAACGGTAGGATATAAATATTACCTTGATATTTGGCAAGCTATTTGTCACGGAAAAATAGAGATATTGCAGATGTATCTTGATGAAGATAGAGACAAGGGGCTTTCTTTTTCATACCAAATCTTTAATGATGGCACACAAAACACATATCCGACGACAGCTGATGCACCTCAACTTGAATTTGCAAGTAAAATCCCGGGGGTTGCTCATATATTTTGGAAAAAATTTTTTGTAGGGGAGAATAGAACTTTTGTTCCAACAGTAAAATTTAAAGTAAGAAGAATACTTTCAACTGGACTGCCAAATGAAAATATGAGTAACGGGTCTAATCCTGCGGCAGTGGTTTATGATATTTTAGTTAATTTTGGAGGGCTTTCTCCTGCAGACTTAAATATACCTAATTTTCAAAGTGCTGCAAATTATTTTCATCAACAAGGATATGGGATTAATTATGTAATTTCGTCTTCTATGGAAGCGAGAGAAGCTGCAACAAAAATACTTGAGTTTGTAGATAGTTATCTTGACTACGATGCAGACGGAAAGATAATTATAAAAACATTCAAAAAAGAAGACACTGCTGTTGCAACAATTGAAGATGATTTTATTAATTTTAGTTTTGCGAAACCATCTTGGAATACTATCCCATCAAAGTTTGTAGCTAATTTTGTTGACGATGGAACAGTCAGAACACTTATTCTTGAAAATACTGCTGTTCAGCTTTATGCTGGACAAATCATCAGAGACGAAATAGATTTAACTGCTTTTATAGATAGAACAACAGCATTAAAAAGGCTTTCTGAAATTATGAAGAGGGAAAGCTATCCAAGAATTGCGTTAAACCTTAAACTACCTATAAAATATGCAGTTTATAATATAGGAGATGTATTAACAATTAAAAATACAGAGCTTGGATTGACTGCCGATTTCAGAGTGCTTGCTATAAGTGAACCTAAAGTTGACAGTAACGAAATAGAAGTTCAATTATTACAACACACAGACGCTAAATTTGATAATTTTTATCAAAATACAGGTGGAACTGCGTGGCAAGAGCCAACTTATCAACTACAACACCTTACAAAAGTTAGAGTTATTGAAATAGATTACATATCTTGGTTACCAAATACACCTGCTATTTTGGTTTTAGCAAGCAAAGAAACAGGTTTTGAGACAGGTTTTGCAGTATATGGTAGTGCTGACGGAACATCTTATGAATTACTTGGTATATCTACAACATGGGCAACTAATGGAACGCTTTCTCAACAATATCCCTCAACAACTTACGATGTTGATGATGACATAGGACTTATATTTAAACCGTATAAAGAATTAGAAGGGCAATATTTAAATCTATCAAGAGGGGCTTTGTTTACTGAACCGAGAGTTTTGGTAGTTGGTAATGAAATCATGGCGTTTCAGAACTATACTCCATACGGAACAAACGAATACAGATTAACAGGGATAGTAAGAGGACTGCATTGGACTACAAAAGCAACACATAATGCTAACACCAGTGCATATATAACTTATATAGACAATAATATAATTCAAATTCCATACACATCAAACTTCTTTATAAAAGTAGTTCCTATATTTCTTGATACTTCATTAAGTTTAGCTGGAGCTACAACTATCAGTGTTACTTTTTCTCATACAGCAAAAAGACCTATAACCCCTGATAGAATTTTAGCGGTAAGAACAGGTTCATCGGTAAAAATAGATGTGTTTTCTATAACAAAAGAAAATCTTATTGGTGCTGGAAAACAAAATCCTGATATATACACAGATGAGTATCCTTTTTCAAGTATAGAGGGCAAATGGGAAGTTACTATTGGAAGCACTACAACTTTTTATGATGATCCTCACTT